TTCTGGGTCACACAGCAGTTGGCGCATGCGACCGAGCATCGCGGCGACCTGGTGTCCTCGCTCTGGAACAACTCACCACGCGTCGCCGTGGCGTGGTGGGGCGACCATCGGATGATCTGGCGAGACGTCTACGGCGTTCCGGTCTGCCGCATGCCTGGCAACACGTTCGGGGAGTTCTACTCGCCGGAGGACGAGTCAGGGATCCTCGAGCGCGTGCGACTGAGTTCTGGCTCTTGGATCGTGCGGAAGGTCGGGCAGACCATCGTCGTGGCCGCGGCCACTCAGTTGACCGGCCTGGTCGTGCCAGAGCAGGCCACGATGATGATCGAGCGAACGAAGCGGTTCGCTGGATGCCGGTCGTGGCTGCTGTGGGGCCCGCCTGGAAGCGGAAAGACTCGCATGGCGCACGCGGTCGTCGACGCGCTGTGCGACTCCAAGGTGGTCATGACGGGCGAGGTAGCGTCGAATCCAGAGGCGTGGGACGCCGTCGAGACGTTGCGGCCGGAGGGACTGATCGTCGATGACCTGGACTCGGTCGCGGCCAAGGACGAACTCCTCGCGCGGTACGACAGGGCACACGACTGGGCGCGGGTGATCGTGAGCACCGCCAACACGCTCGGTGAGATCCGCGGTGCGCTCGTGCGACCAGGTCGGGCGGCCGATGAAGACCCGGTCGAGGTCCGAACGCCATGCGCGTCGGTGGCGAAGGAGCTCGCTCCAAATGCATCGGCGATGCCCGGTGCCGACAAACTGCTGGCCTGCTACTTGTCCGAGCTCGAGGCGAGGTACGCGGCTGGAGTCGCGTCGCCTGATGACGTCGCTGGGATGGTCGCGCGCATGGAGCAGGCCGGCGACCGATAATTTTTTCAACCAACACGATCCGAACACATCGAACCATCACAGTGTAAACATGGAACACCACCGAACACCACTCCTCATGGCTCTCCTGTTGGCAGGCGGCTGCGGAAACTTCAACCCGTGTGATAGCGCGCTGTACAACGGCCTCGACCCGGCCGAGAAGCTCGCCTGTGACCAGTGCGGAAACTATCAGGGCTGCAACGACGACGGTGAGACTGGGGGGGAATCTGGAGACACGCTCACGTGCGAAGTTCAGGTGGGCAGCGCAACTATCGACGGCTGGGACGTCGCGCCGTGGAAGCGCGTGATGTGTCTCGTTGGCGAGCACCCCACTGAAATTCAAACAAACGGACAGATCCAGTGGCCGGATCTGGAGCACCGAGACGCGGCCACTTGCGGCGCCCTTTCCAAGCCGTTCCCGTGTCGGCGCTCCTGGGAGAACGGGCCTGACGACGACGGAGATCTATGCGTCATGTGCGAACCACAGGTCGACGCTCCTGGGCCGGCAGCAGATCGCCCACCGATGTCGGAAAACCACGGATGGCGGCTCTGCGGATATGGAAGCGAGCCGGACTGGGAAGGGGGGCTGTGGAGGATCTCGTATTACCTCGACGACTCGATCGGGGATGTCGGGTGGCAAAATTGGATGACATGCGTTGACGCGCCCCAGGTCGAGCACTTCGCTTGTCCCAAGGAGCACGTTGGCATCAAGACCTTCCTGAACACGCTAGAGCCCATCAGCCAGGTAGACGTGCACACCTGCATCTGCGAATCTGACGCCGATTGCCAGCCGGGAGCCGTGTGTGAGGCTGGATGGATCATCGACGGCGGTATCCCGCGGCCAACGCTGTGCACATGGGACGACGGAACCGCAAACGGTGCGGCGCCATCGGGGCCCGAGGCGTACGGTCTCTCTCAATGGTCCGACGGGATCACGACCATCGGCGATGCCATCACGCTGACATCAGAGATGTTTCTTGAGGCAACCGCAGGTGATGCTGGCCTGTGGGATGACGGCCAGCGGTTCGATGTCCTCGACTTCGGTGCGACGGATGGGGTCGCCGACGTCGAACTGACCGCGTGCGACAGCGACGCCCTGTGCGGTCACATTGGGCTCAATGTCGGCGACGTCCTGAGTGGTCCGAACGACTCCATGGACCGACTAGCCGACGGCGACACTGTCGAACTCACCATCCATCGCCCAGACGGCTCATCCATCCGGCGCACCGTCACGGTCGAGATCTGATCAAGCCTCTGCGGCCGGCACGTAGATCAGCCGCACTGAAGCGCCCGGGTCGAGGTCATCTCGCCCCGGGTCGTTCGCGTTCCCAGACGAGTCCCACGCGAGCAGGCGCCCACGGCCAGCCCCAGGGAACAGCGGGTTGCCACCGAACGGTGCGAGCACGTTCACGCCGTGGCGCAGGAGTTGACCGGCGACGAGCACGGTCCCATCGGCCCTGGCAAGCGTCAGCGTCCATACGCCCGGGTCTCCGAAGAGGAGCGGCGGCGGGTCGTTGTCATACTGGAACGGAACCCGGACAGCCTCGGCGAGCCAGAGCAGATCCAAGCGGAACTCGAGGTTGTCTAGGCGCTGGCGAGTGCTGGACCCGATTCGTCCGGCGAGTGCTGGGTTGATGAAGTCCATCAGGCGGCCTTCGGAATGGATCGCGCGGGGTCGGGGTAGTGTGGGGTATGAGCGACGATGAGCGGCGAGACAAGACGTGGCGAGACAACCTGGAGCGCCGCATCTCCGAGCAGCTCGCCGACCCGCGCGCGCTCGCCAGTGCCATCATGGGCCTGAGTAACGAGCAACGGCAGCACCTGCTGGTCCTCGTCGACGCGCTCGTGCAGGCGGGAGGGTAGCCGATGGACGAAGAAGACGCCGAGTTCCGCGGGGTGCCTGGCGAGGTCACCAGCGGTGGAGACCCGTTCGGCTTCGCCGATGTCGTCCTGCGTGGCGGCCCGGTGATCGTCAGCGAGTTCGCAGTGCAGCCACCCGAGCATCCGATGGCCGTCGTGCGATGGAACGACCACGAAATCACTCGGCGCGAAGACATGCTGACCGACTTGAGTGTGGAGTTCGACGAGGCGCTCAGGGATGCCGTTGGGTTCGGAGGGTCGTCGGCCTTGCGCATGGTCATGCACGTCGTTGACCAACTGTACGCCGACCGCGTCGCAGCGCTGGAACATGCACAGCGGCCGACCGTTCAGAGTCTCGCGGCCGAGTTCGTCAAGTTGAGCAAGGCGGACCGCGAGCAGCTCCTCGTGCTGGTGGACGCGCTGACCGTCGCGGGGGTGTGAGCCATGTGGATTTTTGCGGCCATCATTCTCTCGCCAGTCGCAGTTGCCATCGCCGTGTCCCGTGCCCCAAGCGACCCGGAGGGCAAAGCAAAAACCGCTGAGGACCCGCCGGACCCCGCGCGCCTCGGCTGGTGGAACAAGCCGCTCGCCAGCCGCGGTGGAGTCGCCCCACGTCGCCGCTTCCCAGGGGCTCAGGTCATCCCGTGGAACGATGACGGGTCGGCGGCCGCAGACGCCGAGGCCGACGCAAGGATCTACCGCTGGAACACGGGGCGCCGACTTCCACCACCGAACGATGAGCGCGCCGACCTCATGCGTGACTGAGCCATGCGCAACCTCCCGTCGAACAAGCGTGATGCGGTCAACGGTCACGGCCAAGCCCCCGCCGACACCGCGTCCGCCGTCGAAGCGCTCGTCTCCGTGGTCGACTGACGTCCGCGCTCCGCCGGGCTCCCGAGCACGTCGGCCAGGTCCGAGTCGACGTTGTCTAGCGCGTTCGTGAACTGCGTGGCGAACCGCGGTGACTCGCCAAACGTGAGCGTCGCCTTGAGCACTTGCGTCTCGGCGCCCTCCAGGCTGTGCTCGATGTTGTCCAGCACCCAGACCTGCGAGCCTGCCTGCGTGCGCAAGAACTCCTCGCCGGTCCAGACCTTGAGCTCGGTGTCGGACGCCTGCGCTTCCAGGAGCCGGTCGAGCGTCTTGCTCGCGTGGTCGAGCTCCCATCGACCCGTGATGAGCGCGCCCACCACCGGCTCGACGTCCGACGCGACCACCTCCAGGGTGACCTGCTGCGGCACCCGCTGCCGGTGGACCGTGAGGGCTGCTCCGCGCTCCAGGGCGGTCTCGGTGCGGTTGTACTGGCTGCCCCGGGTGATCCTGGTGATGACGTCGACATGGACGTTGATCCCGCCCTCGCCCAGGATGTAGCAAGCCTTGCCGTTGCTGGCGAGGTTGCTAGGTTCGTAGACGATCGGCACCGGTCACTGACCCTTCGCGTTGATGGTTGGGATCCCGGACTTGGCGGCGTTCCACGCGGTTTGGGCCGCCGTGAACGCAAGCGTGCCGGTAGTGCCAATGGCGCCTGTCCCGGCCGCCACTCCAGCAGCGAGCAGCGCGTCGATCGTCGACTCCAGCACGGGCCACTTGGGCAACTCGACAGCGGCCGGACCACCCACGTTGACCGAGTTCGCAGACCCGACCTCCAGGGTGATGTCGCCGCCGGGCTCCATCGTGATCTTGGTCGGTGTCGCTGGTGCGACCGCCTGGCCCGTGATCGTGACCGTGCCGTCCGTCGCCACCTCGATCGCAACTCCAGCGGGTCCGCCGAGCGTGAGGCCATCCCAGGTCTCCGGTGCGCCCGACGGGGCCGTGATGGCGAACGGCGTCAGCATGATGTCGCTGAGCACCTTGCTCCGCTTGCCGTTGACCTTGTCCACCTGGCCGGCCGTCCTGGTCGTGCGCCACTTGCCCGAGGCTCGGTCCACCACGAGGCCGAGCATCTCGTCTCCGGTGTCCGTGGGCATGAGCACGAAGAACCCGCCTCCGGTAAACGACAGGACTGGCGCGTCCGGGGTAATGTCTGGCTCCGACGCTTGGCCGCCTTCCAGATCCGCGATCCCGGTTTGGAAGTTCGCGGTTCGCTCGCGGGTCCCGTCTTCGGTGCTGTCGACGAGGCCGGGGACCACCGTGCGCGTGCGGTAGTCCATTGCGCACCACCACTGGCGCAGCAACTCGATCGGTTCGTTCATCCCTCGGGCCCCTTGGGTAGGGTGCCGCCGCCGGTCGCCTTGAGCAAGCCCTCCAGCTGGAGCGACAGCATCATCTTGAACGCGGCTTCGAGCTGCTTCATGTTCGGGGTGAGCCCCTGCTCGATCGCCGCCTGCCCACCTTGCCCGGTCACCTCGGCGAGCGCCTTGGCGCCAGAGACCTCGCCGATCGTCTGATTGAACGTATCGATCAGCTTGAACACCGGTGCGATCGTGATCAGCAGTGTTTGAGGTGGCGGACGGCCCTCGAGCACGGAGCCAGGTCCGCGCAGGCCGAGGACGTCGAGGATGTTGTTCGCGCTCGCGTCGAAGATCCGGCCGGCCTCCAGGAATCGCTGCTTGAGCTCGGCCGCGCGCGCCTTGCCTGCTTCCTGCGCCTGCTTGATCGCCTGGTCTGCCTGAGCGCCTTCCTGCACGAGGCGCTGGAGTTCTTGCTCGGCGAACGCTTCGCCTTGCGTCTTAGCGGCCGCTCCGGCCTTCTTCTCGAAGTCGAAGAACTGGGTCCCCTTGCCACCTTTCTTTTTTTCCCTGGCTTTCTTTTCCTTTTGCGCGCGCTTGGAGAGGCTCGCAGACGTGGCAGCCTCGACGGCTGCTTCGGTGGACCCAGTCTGAGCGAATGCCTCGGTGGCCGCCTTGAATGCCTTTTCTCGTCGAGAGAACGTGTCTCGCTGCGCAGCGAGCCTTGCATTTGCAGCAGCCGACTCGATCTCAGACGCATTGGCCCCTGCTCGCTGTGCTTCTTGCCGAGCTGTCTGCTCTGCCTCGCGAACCAACGACTCGGACGTCTTGTCCACAGCTTCGAGCACCTGCTGGCCAGTGCCCGTGAGAAGTCGATCTCGGGCGGCCGCTCGCTCGGATGTATCCCCAGTCTTGGTGATGACTTGTGCCGCGAACGCTTTGTCCTCTGGACTCAGATCACGAACGAGACCGGCACCAGCGCCGCCGACCAGGGCCTGAACACGCTCGGCTCCGCGCTTCTCCCGAGCCTTCTGCCGTGCCTCGGCGTCCTGATCACGCTTTGCGATCCGGCCCTCTGCCGCCGCGATCTCCCGCTCGTGTTTGGCAATGTTCCCCTGGAGGACAGTGATCCGTCCGTCGAGTCGATCGAGCGCGTCGTTTGTCCCGTCCAGTTCCAGCGCAAGGTTGGCGAGCATGCGGCCGATCACTGCGCCGGCGGCTCCAGCCGCCACGACAAGGCCGGCGGGACCAGCGAACAATGCGATCACGGCGGTCAGTGCGAGCGCGAGGTTGCCAAGCGTAGCCTCAGTGTCTCCGCTGAGGTTGGAGAAGACCTCCATGGCTTTAGCGGCGAGTTCGAACGCCGAGACAAGTCCCTTGAGGGCAGCAGCAGCCGACTCGATAAAGCCGCGGATGTCCTCCTCCGTGAGTCGCCCGATCCACTCGCGAACAGCCTTGATCCCGTTGACCAGTGTCTCGGCCAGCACCCCGGCGAACCCATCGCCGCCCGCGAGGCCAGACAGATCGGAGAGGAGCAACTTGAACTCGTCGAGCACGCCCATCTGCGCGACCTGGTCGAGGAAGTTCGAGAAGGTGTCCTTGAGATTCGAGATGGCGCCGGACGTCGTTGTCATCTGGTCGGCCATCGCACCAGCGAACTCGGTCTCACCTAGACCCTTGAGGAATGCTTGGATCTCCTCGGCGTTCTTGCCCACCGTCGTGGTGGTGCCCTTGAACGTGAACGCGACCTGGTCACCTTGCGACGACGCCTTGATCCCGAACTCCTTGAGGCGCTCGAACTCGCCCGTCGACGCGTCTGCAACCGCCTCGATGAAGTCGATGATCGACTTACCCTGCGCAGCAGCGAGGTTGCCGAACGAGGTCAAGCTCTCCTTGGATGCGTCCAGCCCGAGCGACTTGAGCCGCACGAACGCGGTCGTGACATCCTCGACCTGAAACGGCGTGGTCTTGGCGAAGTCCTTGATCAGCGCGAAGGCGCCAGCGGCGGCCTCCGTCGAACCCGTCACGGTCTTGAGCCGCGCCCGGAGCGACTCGAACGACGCGCCAGTCTTGATCACGAGGCCGGCGGTAGCCACCGCGCCGCCGCCAAGCGCGAGCAACCCTCGACCTGCCGACTGCGCGATCTGTCCGATTGGTGCCATCGCCGATCGGAACTTGTCGAGTTTCTCGGATGCACCTTTGAGCGATGCGCCGACATTCTTTAGACTGCGCCGATTGAGCTCGTCGAGCCGCTTGCGTAGCTTGCTGATGCTTTTCTCGAGCTTGTCGATCCTGGCCTGTGCTGCGCCAGCATCGTGGGCCAGACCAAGCGCTCCCTTGGCGGCCTCAAGTTCGGCTGCCACGAGCGCCTTGAACGACTTCGTGGCCCGGTCGGCGCTCTCGCTGAGAGACTTGGTGGCCTTCTCGGCCTGCTGGAATCCCTTGGGATCGAACTTGGTGGCGATCGTGATGACGAACTTGCGGATCTGCATCACTCACCCGACCTTGCTGGGGCCGTTGCGCGGCGCTCGAACTCGGCCTGGTAGGCGGCATTTTCGACCACCTCGATCATCTCGACTGGAGTCCACTCGTGCAAGATCTCGCGGCTGCTCCCTGCCGACCCAAGGCGGGCGAGGTTGTCCGCCCACCTCACTGCGAGCGGCACGTCCTTGGGCTGTGGCACGCCATACGATGGGGCCGGGATCTTCGAGCGCATGTTGTAAGGCGAGCGCAGCCACAGCGGTCCGAACGACTGCTTGATCTGCGCGGCCATCAGTTGCCACTTGGCCATCGGCCGGAAGTTCAGCGCGGCGTAGTCGGCGGCTGTCTCGACGACCTCGCCGTTGACCTTCAGTCGACCGTAGATCAGTCGACCGAACACCGAGATCACCCATGCCGGTCTGAGGTCGGCCTCGGTCAAGCACGTCCCAAGGATGCGTCCGAGCAGGACGATCGCGTCAGTAGCCGCACCGGGAACCGCGTGGGCATCCGTCGCAAGTGTGCGCAGGTCCTGTGCTGTGTCGATCCAACCCGCCACAGAGCTGCGCCAGACAGCGCCGATGATCTCGTGCGGTGCTGCGCAGGCCAGCGCGAGGGTCTCTCCCAGCACCCGGACCAGCTCGGGCTCCATCTCGAAAGCCGTCGCCGGATCGAGGATCTGAAGGTGGCAGCGCACCCCATCGATGTCGACTCGCTCCCACGGCTGGCGCCAGCGGCTCATGCTACCCTCCGCGCATGCCGGACCCACCATGGCGCAGCCGCTTCATGCAGCGCGCGATCGAAGCTGGTCGCGTGGCCGAGGCGATGGCCGCCAAGGTCGCGGATGGTTACGCGTGGGACAGCGTCGAGGTCGAGGCGATCGCCAGCGGCACGATCGTCGAGCGAATGGCCGACGTCTCCGGGGTCACGGTCGGGGCGTACGCGCGGGAACTGCTCGACGCAGAGGGTCACGCATCACCGCCCCCAAGCGATGAGCCGGCCGGCTCGATATCGATCGCAGGAGCAGGGTTCGAACGCGAGTAGGTAACCCTGATCGCCTGGCCAAGCAGTTCCCACTTGGCGCGCGGATCATGGGCGAGCAACCGCCCGAGAACCGGGTACGTCGTGACGTCCGACTTGCGACCATCTTGGACCACGAGCAGCCTGCGCGACAGCAGGACCAGATCGAACACGCGCTTGACGTCCTCGTAAGCCAGCCTCGACGCGAGTGCCATTGAAGCATCTCGCACGACCTCTCCGCCCGCATCAGCGATCGCGTCGAGTGCCCGGTCCCATCCCACGCGGAGTCGAGGGTCCTTCGTGTCGATGTTGCCAAGCCGCTCGAGATCGAACGTCCCATCGCTGATCACATCTTGCGCAGCCTCGATCACCTTGGGTGCGAGGATCGCGACGACCGTCTTGACGCGGTCGTCCTCGCCAGCTGCAAGGGCCGTCCTGATGTCCGTCACGCTGCCCTCGACGATCATCTGGATCCGCTCGTGCATCTCGTCAGAGTGCTGGCCTCCGATGTCGACGACCGCTCGCTCCAGCGACACGATCAACTGTTCGACGAGATCGAGCAGCTCGAGTTGCGCCAGCGCTGTGCCGATCGCGCTGATGCGCTCCTCGATCGCTATACGAAGCGAGCTCGGGTCCACTGGCTTGGTGACCGTGTCTCGCAAGACGCGAACGAGCGACGGGGCCAAACCCTGCAACGCGGACGCAAGAGCCGCACCAGCCGCCGGGCCAAACGTGCGGATGATGATGCACTCGACTTCGATCTGCTGGTCGGGATCGAGTGGCCGCACCTCCCACGTGAGGCCACCGGCGGTGATCTGTTTCGGCTGCGGCATGGGCTACCCGTTGGGTTGGAACTGCGCGATCTCGTCTTCGGTGAGGACAGGCGGCTGGCCAAACGACGCGACGATGATGTTCGGGAATGTCCCGGTGATCGCGTAGACCATCATCGGGCTCCCGTCGGCAGCGAGCTCGCGCGTGGGCACGACCTCGACGTCGCCGTTGCTGCTCGCATAGAGCGTGCCCGAGTACTTGAGCGTGATCCCGAGCACCGATGAGGTGGCGTCGAGCGCAGCGATCGCGGCGGCCAAGAACGAATCGTCACCACTGCCCTGCATGACCGTGACCGTCACGCGGTAGGACTTGCCGTTGTTGCGGACCGACGTCGACGTCCCGTGCTGGCCCTCGATATGGGTCGCCCGGTTGCTCAACTTCTCCACGGACAAGTAGGTGCCCGCGTTCGGAAAGTCTGTCAGGCGCCGACCGCTGACGCGAAAGTCGATTTCTTCGGACCGGATGATGATGCTGTTGTTTGCCATGGTGGTCCTCTCCTATCAGGCGGTGGCGAAGAAGCCGTCGACGCGGACGCTTCGGAGTTTGGGGATCAGCACCGTGGAGACGTTGATCCCACCGGTGGTCATGTAGTCGCCCACGGCCTTCTCGGAGTCCGGCACGTCGTCGAGCGGGACAGGCGTCACCGTGGTCTGAGCGAGGTCCAACACCGGCGGGTCACTGGTCCCAAGCTCGGTGTTGACCACGTTGACGGCCGAGACCAGCTTGTCGATCCCGTCGTCATCGAGGTTGACGCCAGTGAGAGACTCGAGGGCCTTGACCATGGCCTGGATCGTGCGCAGCCACCAGTAGTCCTCGGCTTGCTTCTGGACGACGAAGAACCCGCCGGACCCCTGGCCCCAGTAGATCCGAAGCGGATAGCTCGCGGCTGGCCCGTCGCGCTCGACCCAGGAAACACGCTGCGACTTGAACGCGTCTCCGATCGTCTGCGTGTAGATGATGTCCTCGGTGACCGTGGTGCCAGACAGTTGGGCGAAGTGCCACGCGCGCGAGCCAGGGAACTGGCCACCGTAGCGGCCAAACCAGACCCCCGTCATCTTGTCGGTGGTGTTGAAGTGGTAGAGCGGGAACGTCCGAGTGCGGTTGAGCGCGACCAGGACCGACGCGAAGTTCGGCTCGGTCTCGGTCGTGATGTCCGTGTCCGTGGTCTGGAGGAGACAGACGTTGCGGCGCTCGGATCCTTCGACCGCAGACGCCTCGGCCCAGCGGCTGACCTCGTACATGACGCCTTCGACCTCCGCAGGATCGGGGAGCACCGCCCAGAACTTCTCCACCGCGAACCCGGCGTCGAGGTCCGCATAGATCCCCGAGTTGGGCGTGGTGTTGGCGACCGTGATGTCCGCCGTGCCGTTTGGCCCGTCGCCAGTCAGGATGAAGGGCACCCCCGCGACGTCGGCGGTCACGGACCCACTGTCCGCATCGACGTCGGCGGCGGTGAGCAGGGCAGCGAACACTCCGAGGTTGAAGGCTGAGATCAGCGCATCCTTGATCTGGGTGACCGTCTGGCCAACCGCCGCGAACGATGCGGCCTCGACCGCGGCCTCTCCGTTGATGGAGACGTACAGGCGATATGTGCCGTCGTCGGTTGCGTTGACCGTGAACTCCTCGACCTGGGCGACGGGGACGGCCCGGTTGACGACCACGACCCGGGTGGGCGGCGTCTGGGTGAACGCGTTCTGCCCAAAGACCTGAGTGGCAGTGAGCACCGCGTCGTCCGTCTCCAGCCATCCGTCGTCCAGCATGGCCTGCACGGACGAGTACTTCTTGGCGGCCTCCACGAATGGCGCGACGCCGTTGTCGGCCGGGATCGCGGGGATCGGGAGGTAGTTGACCGGGGCTGCGCCGATCTGCTGGAGCAGGGTCGTGACAGTGATGAAGTTTCCTTGGGGCATGATTCTGGCTCCTAGGCAGCAGTTTCGGTGAGGCCGGCGGCGCGCATGGCAACCGCGGCAAAGGCTCCGGTGGCGAGTCCAATGAAGGCCACATCGAAGGTGGCGATCGACTCGTCGCGCGTGATCGGGACAAAGGGGGTGGCTTGCGGGGTGCCGGCGTGGCGAAACCCGAGCGCGTGCATGGCCGGATCGAGCAGCGTGCGACGGTGCATCATGGCCTTGTTCATCGAGCCGGTGGCCATGGTGACCCCCGAGACACCATCCGCTCGGAAGGTGACGCGCCAGACGATCTGGCACTCGATCCGCGTGAAGTAGGGAAGGTGGGGTTCCGCCGTGGTCACCGTGAGCAGGGCGGCGTCGGCAGTCGCGGACGCAAACAGCGGCGACCCCGACGAGCCAGTCACGAGCACAGCGGTCGCGTCGTTCGGATCGAGGATCGCCGTGTAGCCCGCAGGCAGGTCCGCCTGGAGCTGGACGAGCAGCGCCGCGGCTGACGTGGCGGGTGGGTCACCCACGCCGGCAACGATCGAAATCCGCTGCGGCGCGAGCGACGTGCCTGGGTAGAAGTCAACGCCGACCTCGCCGGGACCATCCGCGATCACCGTGTAGCGGTCGGTCATGATCTGCCGGATCGTGCTGCGGCCTTGCTGACTCAGCTGGACCAGCGAGACGAGCGAGATCGTCGCCTTGGGCGCTGGACCTCGGGCCTCACCCTGGTCGCGCTCGGTCTGGACGCGCACGTGCGCGCCGTCGATCCCCGTGGACTGGACCACCCAATTCCACAGGGCGTCCTCCATGTCGTCCAGCGCGATGGGATCGGTCACGGGCATGGCGTGGCCTCCGTGGGAATGGATCGGCTGGGGTGGGTGTTGTTGTGGGCATGACCACCGAGGACGTCGAACCCGAAGACGAGCTCACCACCATCGCTGGCCTCACCAGCCTGATCGAGAAGTGGGACGAGCGGATCCGTGTGTGCGCCGTGCGGGCGGCCAGGCAGACCGACCCGGTCAAGCAACGCATGCGGATGCGTGAGCTCGTCGAGCTCACCAGCCAGCGAGACGCGGCCGCTCGGGCCCTGGATGTTGCGCTCGGTCACGGTGGCGTCGCTCCTCGCTGAGCGGCAAGGTAGCGCTGGAACCCGGCAGCCTCGGCTCCGAAGAACTCGTCCCATCCCTGCTCCTCGGTGATCTCCCATCGGATGCCCCAACGGTCGATGCGCGCACCGGGTGGCCCGTCGGTGTCCTCGGGTGGCGCGATCGGGAGGCCCGTGAGACCGGCGGCCGCGAGCACTGCGTCGCGCACCCAGACGCGAGCCTCGCCGGTCGTCTCGTCGCCGTCTGCTTGGCGCAGCAACTCGGTCGGGCGCGACGTGCTGCGCTGCATGTGCATGAGCAGAACATACGACGTCTCGCCCTGCGGGCTCACGGGGCG